TTAGGGAGCAACGTGGGGTTGCGCCCGTTATTGCCGGGTAACTGAAACGGAAATGGCATAACCTACCCCTTATACGTGTGGATGGTTGCTGGGCACGGCAGGATGGTCAGAGCCAGGGCCGTGGATCGTCCCACCCGGTTCAGTGATAGAAATGCGCTTGGCGTGCTGTGCCATACCAGGGGTGGAATCCCACCCTGGAACAGCCACATCATTGACCTCACTCATATAGGGAGGTTTCACAGTACGCACCAGAGGCGTCACAACCTTAATGGGATTTGCAGGTTTGCGGGCCATGACTAGACCCCCTTACCACGCCCAGTCTTGCCAGAACCCTTCTGATACTGGAAATCAACCGAGTGATTGCCACTGCCACCAAAAGCATCCATAACATTCCCGAACAGCCGGGCATTACGCTCCGCCCGACCATTCTCACGCAGGCCACCCATGTCATCCATAGCCAGAGGGATTTCAACTTCCCCACGACCAGGAACATCCATAGATGCGCCATACTTACGCATTTTTTCAACAACGATTTTGTCAGCACTGTCCAATTTCATGACCTTCTCCTTGATTAGCCTGCGGTTTCCAGAACCACACAGCGTTTGTATAACGGATTACCGCCCGTTATATTCTGGCTGACCGTCGGGATGATGACAGAAGTCGCAGTAATATCAGTCGGGCAAACAAAGCCGCCTACCCACTGCCACGACAGACTGAGCTGCTGTTGCAAGCGATCCAGCGGAACGCGAAGAATCTGCGCCACGCCATTCACCAACATTACCTGAGACACGGTACTACCCGAAATACCAGGGCGATCCAGCCACATCTCAAGACCTTCAAAGTTACCCTGGATCAACGCTTCCGCGCCCATCACGATGGGACGGCGAATGGTGGTGTTGACGATGCCTTGGGTAGCAGGCTGCACATACGCTTCAGTGGTGGGGATGAAAGTCACACCCATCATACGGATAATATCGCCAGAGCGAATTTCCGGGCTATTCTGGTTGCCCGCGTAGTACATGATGAACTGCTGGTCGCTGAAAAGCTGTCGCAAGCTCACGTTGTCCAGAATACACGCATAGTCGCCATTGCTCAGCGCAGGGACACCGTTGTTCCGCAGATAGGCCACAGCGTTCAGAACAGTGCTCAGGGTAAGTACATCGTTACCCGTCAGTTCTGCGGTGGTCATCTTACCACCGGGGCGCATGATGCTGGGCGCGTTAGAGCTGATAATTGCATCACCAGGTACCGGAACCGAAGCAGCACCGGAGATCAACAACACACCTGAAATACCATCAGTGCTTCCAGCGCCGTTGCTGCCGGGGAAAAGACTGGCGTTGACACTAGACGCTGCTGTGCCGATTACGCTGAAAGTCTGGGTTACGCCAGAAGTACCTACTGCGTACTCATAGCATGGGAGCGGAGTGGAAGCACTCACGGGAACCAGTTGGCCGTTGATGTTGATGGTGCGGAATCCACGAATATCATCCACCCACACTTCGGTCAGACTGTTGGTACCAATACCTTCACGGACGAAAGTGTTACCGCCGTTATAGGCAGCAAACAGCTGAATTTTCGCCAAGCGTTCCAGGGTCTGTGCCGCAGCTACGCCGTTGTTCCGGGCAGATGCGATAACCTGGTCAGCTACACCCGCGAGTTCCTGCAAGATCGGAACGTCCTGAGTGCCTGCGTAGTTATTCAGGGTGATGGTGTACTGCTCAGTCTGATAACTTTCAGGGCTGAGGCTGTTGTCCAAGTTGGCGTTGATCTGGACGCCAGACAAAGGATCAATCTGGGGAGGCGTACGACCTTTACGTGTACGGGTCAGTGTTTCGCCGATACGCGCATTTACCGTTTCCTGCAGGGCCATACGGCGATAGGCCAGGATTGAGTCCAGACCTTCCTCAAACTCACGATTCAAAAATTCAAGCTGAATCGCGTTCTCTAACCCCGTGGGGAAATTGGCAAAACCAGTTGATGCGGCCATAATACGCTCCCTCTAAATAGCCCTCAGGCTATAAAATAAAACCAAAAATGCACCCTGTCAATCACTTACCGCGCAGAGACCGAATGTAATTGCGTTTTTCCACTTCATATTCCTGCCGCGACATCCCGGAAATATCTTTCTTGCCAGGAGGCACCTGCTCCGGCGCATTGCCAGGATGCCCTGTGGTGGGACGCGCTAAATTCACAGCCGTGCTGGGCGCTTGCGTCGCTGCTGCATCACGATATAAGTGTGGCTTATCCGCCTTATGCTGCGCCAGCAGATCGCGCACATTGGTGAATCGCCCGGTATCTTCGTCGTACTGGAAACTGCGTGCCGGGATCATATCCACAATATCCGCGTCGATGATACCCTCGGAGATCGCCATATTCCGCAAGGTTTCTCGCGCAAGCTCGCGCCGTGCGCTCTGCAGGTCTTTCTTGCGCTGGTCCACTTCTTTCTCATAAAGCTCTTTGTATTTGCCCTGCTCGGCCAGCTTTTCATTCTCGATGGTGTTCAGCTTTTCTTCCAGCTGTCTGGCGCGTGCGGCTTCCTTGGCAGAATCAGCTAACTGGCGTTCAAGCTCCGCGATACGCGCGGCTTCCTGATTACTCTGCTGCGCCGGAGCCTGTGCGGAAATGGCATTATCCGTTGTGCTGGACCGAAATGCAGGCGTACTGGATGCCGTACTCATCTGACCCTGCGCCGTGTTTGTATTGGCACTTGCCTGTCCGGTAGGAAGCTGTGCCTGGTTTGTGGGTTCACCACCGGGGATATTATCCGCCATGATCTATTTCTCCTTAACCATTATATGGATACTGCGCGAACTACTAGGTCCGCTTTGGTGACCTGCGCTGCTGAATTGCCCGAGTTGCTTAAAGTAATCTGGACCGCCCGAAAAAACAAATCTGTAGGTACCTGCGTCGAACCTGTAGTAGTGGACGAAATAACCGTGGGTGAACCCACCGGGATAGTCCCCTCAAGGTCTAGAAACGGTTGTATAGACGCTTCAATCGCATCGCCCGACACAAACCCAAACGCTACGAGTGAAAAATCATGAGTGTCCACTATAGAACTGACCAATGTACCGCCGCTAGGGACCACAACGGGGGATGCAAACAGGTTCGTCGCGCTCAGGACGACCGTAACAGGAGCACCCAGCCGCACGCCGAATGTATCCGGGGGAAAGGGTGGTGCATAGGGGTAGTCACCATAAGCTGCCATTAGTTAGTTCCTGTATATAGCATTTTGTAATATTAGCCCACTAAACGCGACGTATGTCAACCGCTTAGGCCGGATATATTTTTGCAACGACCTGATCCTCCACCACCATCTCATGAGGAGACACCATTATTTCTATCTCACCGCGCATAGGCGCTTCACAGTCCAGCATAAGCTTCATCGCCTCCACAGAAACTACAGACTCTCCTTCCTCCACAATATCTCCAGTCTGCGCGCTAATCATCGCCACCTGTCCTGCCATGCTTGCGCGTATCGGCGCGTAGGGTCGTTTTGCCACCATCGGTCAGACCATCCTGTCATCTGGCTCGCGCCAGGATATAGTGAGAAAAGGCTGCGCCTCCAGATACGCCTCCACGATCAGACCCCCCTCCGAGAAGCAGTCCAGCACAAAACTGCCCGTGAAGCTGGAGGGCTGGCACCAGAGCGGGCGATAGGTGCCCGTACGTATGGAGAGCATGCCGAAGTCACCGCTGGCCGCAATCATCACTGAGTAAAACGCGCAGTCTCTGCGGGAGAGGCGAAACACACCCGGCTGAAAGAGCTGGTAAGAGCGCATATAAGTCCCCGGCACAGGCAGGCAGTATACGTCTTTAGGCGCGAGAAGCGTGCGTCTTTCTGGGGGCATCAGTCGGTCACCAGCTGCACAGGGCGCGGTGGTTTGACCTTCACCCAGCATGCCGTCACCAGCACCGGGCCATCACCACCACCCGTCGATATGGTCAGCCCGTGATGCAGCCCAGCATCCAACCCCCAGAACCCGATCACCTGCGGTGACATGACATACACACGCCGCCCGTTGGCCGTCATATACTCCTGACTGAACGGGTCCAGTCGGTCTGCATCAAAGCGCCCCTCATGGCTTGGTACGCCATCCCTGACCACCAGAGTACCCGACCCTATGTATGTACAGGATAGCGAACGCAACACGCACGGTCCCTTCTCCAGCACGTATATGCCTTTTTTCTCCAGCATGTAGTATTTAGCGCCCATCGCAGGCGCAGGGATGTCCAGAAAGTGCACGTCGTCCTGGTCCCGTGAAGTGTAGTTACCATAGGCGCGAACGCGGTCGGCGTTCACCACGACGTCTTTCACAGGCTGCACGTCTGTTACCATTTCAGCCATGCTGGGTGTCTCAGTGGGTGTCTCAGTGGGTGCCTCAGCGGGTGCCCTGGTATTCTTTTTTCTCGTTACCATCAGTTCTGATCCTTTTTAGTTGGCAGTGTTGACCACGATAGACTCATAAACACAGGCTGCCCCCGGTCTGTCCCTAGTGCTTCCACAAGTAGCCCCTGGTCAAAGCCTGCCCCCAGCATCCATAAGCACATCGTCTGCGTAGTAGCTGTATAGAGCGGGCGTGCACCCGCTGCGATGACCATATTCTCCTGCACCCGTGCGTCCATCACGCGCACCTGACCTTCCCCGAAGTGCATACACGCCACAGCCACCAGCATGCCTGGCGACTCCTCGAGAATATATAGCCCCTTGCGCTCCACCATATAACCCTTGTTGGCGAATGGCGGGAATGGCATACGCACCCGATACACGGGGAACCCTCTGGCGTTCACACCTACCTGCTCGGTAAAGTGGTCCAGAGACTCCACCGGGAGCCTGCTGTTGACGGGAGCGCGTGTGTCCGTGGGCATCAAAGCGTCTGCTGCTTCTGGCCGACACGTTTACGTGGCAGCATGGTGCCATTAGGTCCGGGTCGGCGAATGTCAGTGTTGGACCCCTGCTGGTACTTGTCATCCTCAGGGCTGTCCGCATCCTGCGGCGCAGGCGCGTTGTTCGCTGCGTCAGAGCCTGTCTGGGGTGGCGTCTGTAGCTTGTAGTCGTCCAGGTCCAGCTGTGTGTTCAAATACTCGCGTGCCACGTCCATATCTATCAGCCCCTGCTGCACCGCCATAGACATGCTCTCCACAATAGACATCTCATCCGTAGGCGTGGAAGAAAAGACACGCGGCCAGCGTATGCCGAACCCGGTCAGCTCCTCCAGTGGGAGCGCCAGTGGGCATGCACCTGTCATCACGAATGCTGCCATGATTTTACTCATGAGAGGTACCACCCCGCCATCCCCATAGCTCGTCCTGAACGCATTCACGATGTCATAGTAGGCATCGTCCTCTACCTCCATCGCCCGTCCACTGACGGTACCTGTATGCGTCTGGATGCCACGCACAGAGGCCGAGAGCGCCTGGAGCGTTGTCTTTTTCACCAGATCCACATAGTTCAGCCCGACCTGGGTGCCGTTCCCGACCATCTCCAGCAACTTGGCGTCCGAGCCACCCAGTTTCTGACTGTCATCCGCCCAGCTGGATTTAAGCCGCAGCACCGTCGTCGGGCCACGCTGCACGCTGGCCGCGTCATCATTGTCCAGCTCGCCAATAATGACCAGCTGTGGTGCTGCCGAGTAGCGGATACCCCGTCCCAGCTGGCTGATGGTGTAGTCCAGGTCCACAATGTTGCTGCACGCGCCTGTGTCGATTGTCGGCAGCCCGTCCCCCGCATCTCCACCCGGCAGGTTGACTATCCACACCCCCGGTACAAAGCCCAGATTGTGTGTAAAAGTTTTGTCAGCCATCTCCTCCAGCATCCCCTCCGGGCCTTCCACCGGGTTATATTTCCCGTCAGGTATCGGCACATAGGTAATCTCCTGCGTCTCCGTCCAGTCGCGCACGAACCAGTATGCTTTGGTCCCATCAAGCGGTTCGCCTGCAATGTCATGGGTAAACCCCATACGTCGCAAGACAGCTCCTCCCGTCGTGTACTGCACCCGCAGGCTGGAAAGCCCCCCCAGCCCGTCAAAGCTGGGCGTACAATGCCACGGTCGCCATACATCCACCCGCAACGCCCCGTCCACGAGCCGGAAAGTCACTGCCACGGAGCCTACCGCACCCCAGAGCATCGCCTGGTTCATTTTCTCATAGAGTGCCGCCTGCGCCGCCAGCTGGTTCATCCACTGGACCACCAGCGCATTATCATGCGTGAAGCGCGGCACATGCCGCCCGGCGAACAGCTTACGCGCCATCTGGGATACAATCTCCTTAGCCAGCAGCGACATGGCAGCAGGCCTGCGGTCCACCAGCGGGATATACTTGCCGCTGTAGTCCACCTCGGTATAGAAGTCCGTCTGCAGGTGGTCGTAAAAAGTCCCCTCGATCATACGCGACAGCGCCAGCAGTTTTTTATAGCGCGGCGTGGCCCACGACGGGAAGTTCATTTTGTCCATAAGTTTCAAAAACATAGCCGTTTAGCCCCTTGCTGTTTTACCGCCTGCCACTATTGCCGCCGCTACGCCTGCACTTCCACTTCTGTTTCCTGGGCTTTCTGCTGCTCCGCCAGGGCCAATGCCGTCCGTGCGGAAGATATTTTCTCCAGCGCCGCGTCGTCTGTCAGGTCGTCCCGCATATCTTTACCAGGTGTCACACCTGACCGACTGTTCAGCATGGCCGCGCTCTGAAGCCGGAACTGCAGAGGCGCTTCCTCATCCATCAAAGTGTGTATCAAGGTCTGTACACCCATGTGCGCCCCGATCTCGATCAGCTCACGGCTGCTCTCGCGACGCGAGGCCCGCATCGCCCGTATCGCCTTGCGGATATGTGGCATATTCAACAATACGCTGGCGCAGAGCTGGACATCCCGGGAATAGTGCGCCCGTCGCGCCGCCTCGCGTGCGTCCCCCATCTCCATGAAGAACGTCACAAACGCCTTCTCCATGCTGTCCAGATCATCCAGCGGAGTACGCACCTCAGGCCTTTGTCCGGGGCCGTCGTCATGCACTTC